CGGCGTTCTCGCTCAGCCGACGAGACGATCTCCCGGCCGAAGCGGTTGCGACTCATTGGCGATCCTTACTAGGATCCCTGTGAAGGCATCATAGGAAGAACCTAAGATGACAAGACCGGGTTAGTCCAAGAGATCGTTATACAACCTCGATGGTGGCACTTCATCAACCAGTCCTCCCCTACCATAAATCAGGATGAGGACAATGAGTGTGCCATCTTAGGGAACATCTATTCACAGGTTGATCCCTGTCGTGAACCGGGTAGTTTTGTGCTGCTTAAGGTTAACGAAGAGGTTGTAGGCGCCGGGTGTAGAGTAATTTACGACGGAGGAGACTACCTCCTGACTGCGCATCATGTGTGGTGTCAAGCACCGAATCAAATAGCCAAAGGTGGCAAAGTCGTCGGAATACCGACAGACATTAGCCCATATTTGGCTTCTAAAGACAAGGTGCTAGACTTCGCCCTCATACCTGTGCCAGCTGCAGTGTGGTCTAACCTGGGTGTTAAATCCAGCAAGATCGCTAGTTTGCACCAACGCTCAAGCGTCACGGTTTACGGAGGCACTGCCTCTACCGCGTTGTTGAGTAGTTTTGGTATAGCTGAGGCTGATGAGAATCCGCTTAGGATTATTCACAAAGCCTCCACTGCTAGAGCATGGAGTGGGTCACCGCTATATAATTCCAAAGGCCAAGTTGTAGGTGTTCACCTTGGCTATGACCGACTTGGTTCTACTAATAGAGCCATGAATATCGGTTATGTTTTAAGGATCACCTCTAACAATGAGACCGCTCCCCCGGATCTCAATTTCATTGAAATTACCGAGGATGAAGCTCTCGATCGGCCGGTTTTCGATGAGTATGAAATCGAAGGCTTCGGGAAGATAAGAACTCGAGCTAGAGAGTACTACATACCGAAGAACAAAGACTGGAATAAGTATAGCAATGAGGATGATGATGCATTCTTCGATGTTCCCGTTGCTCTTTGGCTGAATTCCAATGAGACCGTTGAGCAACCTTTAAACTTCAAAGGGGCCGCAAAACCTCCGCGCTTGCCGCCCTTGTTGAACTCGGGAACTACACCTGGGAAAGCGGAGGACACTATCCGCAAGGAGTCGGACTACAATTTGTTGGTAGATCGACTTGTCTCTTTAGAGAGAGCTCTAGAAAGACTCTCTCAGAGCGTCTTAAACTTGCAAGTGAAACCTTCCCAGAACTGCTTGACTACGACTGGCCTGCCAGAGGATCCAAAGCTGAGCTCAACTCACTCCTCTTGCAAGCCGAAAGATTCAGATGCACCGAGCCACCAGAAAACCTCGCCGACTGTTGCGAGCAACTCGCCAGTAGGTACCCAGTTACCAGGCCTCGTTGTTGCTTCCGAACCGATCGATGGTCCTGGTCAGCAGTCGAAGAAGAAGTCAAGAGGCTCGCGTCGCAAGGGCAAGAAGTCTGTAAGGACTCAAGCCCCGGAAGCCCACTAGCCTCCCTCTGTAAGAGAAATCAAGATGTATTGGCAGCTCATCTTGATTTTATTGTTAAAGCTGTCACGGAGAGATTGTTTCTTCTGGCCGAGACTGAATTGCACGGCCTCAGTCCTGTTGAGTTAATCAATCAAGGTTGCTGTGACCCTGTGAGACTCTTTGTTAAGCAAGAGCCTCACACATTGAAGAAAATCAATGAGGGACGCTACAGATTGATCAGTTCAGTAAGTTTGGTAGACCAGATCGTCGAGCGTATGCTCTTCGGGCCTCAGAACCGAGCTGAAATAGCTCTCTGGGATACCATCCCTTCAAAACCCGGCATGGGGCTCACGCTTAAAAGCCAGGCGAGAAAGATCTTTGGTGATCTACTCGTCAAGCACACCCACTGCCCAGCATATGAGGCTGATATATCGGGTTTTGACTGGACTGTCCAGGACTGGGAGTTGTGGGCTGACGTTGAGATTAGAATCAAGTTGTGTAGTGCTGGAGTTAACCTCGCACAATGTATGCGCAATCGATTCTATTGCTTCATGAATTCAGTTTTCCAGCTCTCCGACGGAACACTTATTCAACAGTGTTCGCCGGGTGTTATGAAGTCAGGATCGTACTGTACTTCCTCCACCAACTCCAGAGTCCGCTGCCTCATGGCAGAGATCATTGGGTCCCCGTGGTGTATAGCTATGGGTGATGACTC